TTGCGGCTGGAACGTTCATCACTGCCGCCGCTGCCGGGGAGATCACAACCGCCGTCATCGACTGCGCCGCCATCGGTCGCGGACTGTAAGGGAGTAGGGAAATGCCGCAGCCAACGATCAGTCAGGTTCACATTGATGCGATCCTGACCAATATCTCTGTCGCCTACATGCAGAAGGCCGAGAATTTCATCAGCGACAAGGTTTTCCCTGTCGTCCCGGTGGATAAGAAGTCGAACAAGTATTTCACTTACACGAAGAACGACTGGTTCCGTGACGAGGCTCAGCGCCGCGCCCCGGGCACCGAGTCTGCGGGTGGTGGGTACAACCTGTCGACTGACACCTACAGTGCTGATGTTTATGCGTTCCATAAGGACGTTGACGATCAGACGCTGGCGAACGCCGACACTCCGCTAAATCCGCTTCGGGAGGCCGCTGAGTTCGTTACCCGTCGCTTGCTGCTGCGTCGGGAAATCCAGTTCGTGTCCGACTTCCTTACCACCGGGGTTTGGGGCACGGATGTAACTGGGGTTTCGTCCTCTCCGGGCGCGGCTGAGTTCTATCAGTGGAGTGATTACGCCAACTCCGATCCGATTGAGGACATTGAGGCTGCAAAGTCTGCGATTCTGTCCACGACCGGGATGGAGGCCAACACTCTGGTTCTGGGCTACGAAGCCATGCGCAAGTTGAAGAACCACCCGGATGTCGTGGATCGTTACAAGTACACGACCAGCAGTGTCATCACCGAAGACATGATGGCTCGCCTGTTCGGTGTTGACCGGATTCTGGTTGCCAAGAGTGTCAAGGCGACGAACAACGAGGGTGCAAGTGCTGCTTATGGATTCACGTTCGGGAAGGCCGCGTGCCTGATGCACGTTGCTTCCTCCCCGGGCCTGATGACCCCGAGTGCCGGTTACATCTTCGCTTGGACTGGTGTGAGTAGCGGTCTGGGTCAAACCATCGGAACGAGCAACTTCCGAATGGAAAGCCTGAAGGCCAACCGGATTGAGGCTGAGGTTGCATTCGACAACAAGGTTGTCGCAACCGATCTCGGGTACTTCTTCGCCACCTGTGTCGCCTAGTCAGCGATACCCTTTGGAGGGGGCCGGGGCCAGTGCCCTTGGCCCCCTCCGTGGCTTAGGAGGATGCGATGGCGTGGACGTATTCGGGTGATCCGGCTTCGTCTGACAGGGACAAGGTTCGGTTCCTGATTGGTGATACAGATTCGACCGATCAGTTGTTGCAGGATGCCGAAGTGCTGTACGTCATTAGTGAGGCTGGGGGCAGCATCTATCAGGCTGCCCACGACGCGGCCTATGCGGTGGCGTCCAAGTTCAGCCGCATGGCGACCAGTAAGAGCGTCGGTGACCTGTCTTTGTCGTATTCGGACAGGGCGAAGGCGTTCTTCGACCTGGCGAACGAACTGCTGGAGTTGGGTGCCCGTAGGGAGCCACCAACCCCGTGGATTAGCCCCGCCAACGTCGAACGGGCCACCGACAAGACATTGCCGCCGTCGAACGGCACAGAGTTCTACACCGGACAGTTCGACTATCTGAGAGCCTGAGATGACGGTTCCGGGTGATTTCCTTCCGATGATGCTGCAAACGGCTTCCGTCGCTGCGCAGACCGGCTTGGACAATTACGGCAAACCGTCATACAGCGCTTCCCCAACGGCCTATAGGTGCCGGATCATTTGGCAGGAACGGATCAGGCGGGACGCTCAGGGTCAAGAGATCATTGAGGCGGGCCGGGCGATCCTGACCGAGGCTGCCGCATCGGTGACCCCGACGCACAAGTTGACCCTGCCGGATGGGACGACGCCGAAGATCGTGTCGGTTGCCACCATTCAGGACGAAGATGGTGACCATCACTCCGTCATTTCGTTCGGGCAGTGACATGGCGCGTCGGGTGAAGGTGAAGAACCTTGAGCCGTTGATGGAGGCGTTTGAGCAGGCCGGGCGACGTGCGCCGATGCTGGCTGCCCGGGCTTTGCATGAGGAGGCTCAGGAGGCGTTCCTGCTGTCCCAGCAGGTCGTGCCGGTGCGGTTCGGGGTGTTGCGGGCGTCGGGTGAGGTGCATCCCCCATCGGTGAGGGGGTCGAAGGCGTTCTGCGCGATCACCTACGGGGGACCTGCGGTGCCCTACGCCATGTTCGTTCACGAGATTCCTCCAAGCCGGGCGAAGCATGATTACCCGACGCGGTGGAAGTACTTGGAGAACCCGGTGCGGGTGTATGCGCGGGGGATGGCTGAGCGGATGACGGTTCGGGTGCTGGACATGCTGAACCGGCCATTCAATATTGGAGGTTGACGTGTCGACGATTCTTGAGGCGGTGGGCGACTATTTGGTTGCGCAGGGGCAGGGAACGCTGGGGGTGAGCATTTTCCTGTCCACGATGCCTGAGACGCCGGACGCGCTGGTGGCGGTGTATGAGTCGGTTGGGGATACGCCGTCTTTCACGATGGGTGGCGCTGCGGTGGCGATCAATCGCCCGGTCATTGAGGTGATTGTGCGGGGCGCGAAGAATGACTACCCGGGGGCGCGGGACAAGGCTGAGACGATTAGGAGCATTCTGGGCGCTGTTGTGGGGCAGTCCCTTAGTGGGATACAGGTGCTGCGGATGGCGCCTCAGGGTTGGCTGAATCCCCTTGGTGATGACGAGAATCTGCGGCCCACGGTCTCGGTGAACTTTGAGTGCATGGTGCTTCCGTGACGGCTGATCCGTATGGGCGGGGCCAGGTTGGTGACGAGTTCCCGCGATGCTGGAATTGCAACAAGTTGTTGGCTGAGTTGGTGACTCGCCCGTGGAGGATTGTGTGCCGGGCGTGCAAGAAAGTGAACCAGAGGATCACGTGAGGCGCCCCGGGTGAACCCCGGGGCTTTCCTTTTTGGGCGGTATGATGAGCGTGCAACGTACCCCTTTGTGGGTCTGCACCGTCCTTGCGGCGTGGCCCCGGTGGCCCTGGCGGCGCCGACTCACGCTGCCCGCCAGGAGGCCAGGTGCCCGCCTACCGCGCTCTCGTCGGCCTGTCCTACCCGCCTGATCGGCGTGTGGAAGCCGGTGAAGTGGCTGACGACATTCCTCCTCAGTCAGTGAAATGGCTGCTTGCAGCAGGGAACATTGAGCCTGCCGAGGGCAAGAAGCCCACGGCCACCACACGAGACGAGGAGGTGGGCTGATGCCGTTCCGGCATGGCAAGGACACGGCGCTGTTCTACAACGGCGCCAACTTGACTGGGTACTTGAATGAGGCGTCGGTTTCGCAGGACGTGGAAACCGCTGAGACCACAGCGTTTGGTCAGGATGCAAAGACGTACATCGCCGGATTGAAGGATGGCACCCTTTCCGGTTCTGGCATGTTCGATGGGGCGGTCGGCGCGGTCGATGACACCTTGACGTCTGTCATCGGCGCGGAGTCGACGGACGTGGTGACGTTAGCGCCGGACGGTGCTGTCGCTGGCCGGGCGGCGTATTCGCTATCGGCCCGTGAAACGTCCTACGAGATCAGCAGCCCGGTCGGCGATGTCGTCAGTGTGAGCCTGGAGGTTCAGGCTGACGGTGGCGTCTCTCGCGGCATCCTGTTGGCGGCGAATTCAAGTGTCTCCGCTAGCGGGCAGTCATCGTCGCAGGACAACGTTGCTGCCACCACGAACGGCGGCACGGCGTTCCTGCACGTGACGGTCAATAGTCGGGACGATGCCAGCACATTCACGGTGCAGCACTCCACCGACAACTCAACCTTCGTTGATTTGGCGACGTTCACGAACGTTTCCGCTTCAGCGAGAAGCGGCCAAAAGGTCGCCATCACCGGGTCGATCAATCAGTACGTTCGATCCCAGCATGTCCCCGGAGGCTCATCCGGGTCGGTAACCCACACCATCGCACTCGCAAGAGCGTAAGGAGCATCTCATGGCTTTCGTTCACGGCAAGAAGTCTGTTTTCAAGATCGACAACAGTGCCGGGACTCTCACGGACCTCTCCGCTTTCTGTGAGGAAGTGTCCCTGTCTCGTGACATTGAGACTGCTGAAGTCACCACCTTCGGCAATGACAGCAAGGCGTACATCACCGGCCTGACTGACGGCACCGTGTCGTTCAGCGGCAAGTTCGACGCTGGTTCCGCTTCAGCGGTCGATCAGGTGCTGACCGGCATCCTTGGGGCAGCGTCGACTGTTTCCTGGGCTTACCGGGTGAACAGCGCATCGACTTCGACCACCAACCCGGAGTATCAGGGTGAGGGCATCCTGACGTCCTACGAGGTGTCCGGTTCGGTCGGTGACGCGGTGACGTTCAGCGCTGAGTTGCAATGCTCAGGGACCATCACCCGGGCCACGGCATAACCCGGATAGAGTCATCTCTATCCATCAAGCGTGCCCAAGTGGCCGGAAGGGTTGATCCAATGAGCCTGCGTGACAAAATCCTCGCAGCCGACGACATTCAAACGGAGTTGGTTGACGTTCCAGAGTGGGGGGTGACGGTTGAGGTTCGCGGTATGTCGGGCCATGACCGTACCCGCATCCTTGAAGCGGCATCGGAAGGTGAGAACGGTCTTAGTGTGGGGCGCATGTACGCGGAGACGGTGATTGCCGCGACTTTCGACCCGGAGACTGGGGAGCGGGTCTTCCAGCCGAGTGATGTTGATGCGTTGCTGTCGAAGGCGGCTGCCCCGATGGATCGGATTGCGAGTGTTGGGATGCGCCTAGCCCGTATGGAGGC